TACACCATACCTCAAAGCCTTTATTGATACATACCGGGATGAAAAGACTGAGATGTTGAATTCAAAACCTGCAGATGACAGCCCTGTGGAACCTGAAGCTCCTGCTACTCATTTCCCCGTCTCTAACGGCAACAACTTAGAGAAATTAGCTTCAACACTACCTGAAAAGTTTGCTCGGGAGATCTATGATAAACATCATGGTTATTCCAACACCATACAAACAGAGAACCCCATAGTACAACTTTTCCAACATCAACAGGCAAAAGATGAAACTCTCTTTTGGGCAACAATTGAGGCAAGACTTTCTATAACCACACCAGACGCTAACCTCAGAGAGTTTACTTTGAAGAAAGACGTTGGAGATATTCTGTTCTTTAACTATCACTCAGCAATGTGTCTGCCAGCTGACCCTGTCGACTTCGAGCCAAGAACTTGGGAAATATGTGCAGCTGAAGTCAAGAATACATACCTAGCAAAACCAATGGCTAATTTGATAAATGCCGCTAGTCGACAATCTCCTGACTTCGAGCCTAACAAGATCTCACTGTTTTTGAAGTCACAATGGGTTAAGAAAGTAGAGAAATTGGGAGCAATCAAATCAAAGCCTGGGCAAACAATTGCGGCTTTTATGCAGCAAACCGTTATGCTGTACGGAACTATGGCTAGATACTTAAGAAAAATGAGACAAAGATTTCAACCAAAACACATTTTCATCAATTGTGAAACTACAACTGATGATCTGAATAATTTTGTTCTCAATGGTTGGAACTTCAATCGAACTGCTCAGACTAATGATTTCACTGCATTTGATCAATCCCAAGATGGAGCTATGTTACAATTTGAAGTCATGAAGGCTAAATTCTTCAACATTCCTGCAGACGTGATTGAAGGGTATATCAACATTAAGCTTAACGCTAAAATTTTCCTAGGTACCCTTTCAATTATGAGGTTATCAGGTGAAGGTCCCACATTTGATGCAAACACTGAATGCTCTATTGCTTACACAGCAACAAGATACCATCTGAGCTCAGCAGTGAAACAAGTTTACGCTGGTGATGACATGGCTCTTGACGGAGTGGTCATGGAAAAACCCTCCTTTAAGAAATTACAGAGCAAGCTTAAATTGACATCAAAAACATTGTTTCCAAAACAAGTTAAGGGTGATTATGCCGAATTTTGTGGGTGGACTTTTACCCCAGGTGGGATTATTAAAAATCCCTTGAAAATGCATGCATCCATCATGTTGCAAGAAGCAATAGGTAACCTCCACACTGCTGCTAGGTCATATGCAATAGACATGAAGCATTCATACCAAATGGGAGATAAATTGCATGAATACCTTACTCCTGATGAAGCTGAGCAACATTTCTTGGCTGTTCGCAAATTGCATAAACTCCACCAAGGTGAAGCCATGAGACTTGGGGAGAAGAGCCCCCCAAAAGCAACACATTGACGGGTTAAGTTTCCCCTGTTCGAAATGGAAAGATCCACTCTAATAAATTTACTTCAACTGCACCACTTTGAACCTAAACTCAGCGTTGAAGGAGTTATTGTTGTACACGGAATCGCTGGAACAGGGAAAACTACCCTACTTAGAACTTTATTTTCCGCTTACCCGAACCTAGTTATAGGATCACCTAGGCCTTGTTACTTAGATAAAGCTAATAAAATTTCACAAGTTTGTTTATCTTGCTTTCCAAACACCCTTTGTGATATTGTTGATGAGTACCATCTTCTAGAAAGTTACCAAGAACCCACTTTGGCTTTGTTTGGAGACCCTTGTCAGTGTACTTTCATTGGAAGACTTAGAATTCCACACTACACTTCCTTCAGAACACATAGATTTGGCAAGTCTACTGCAGAGCTTTTAAACAAGTTGTTTCAACTTCAAATTGTCTCTGTAAAACAAGAAGACGACATAGTTGAATTCTTTGACCCATTTCAAGTAGACCCAACTGAAAATATTTCAGCATCTGAGGAAGAAGTTTTGGAATTTGTCTCTGATCAAGTAGTGACAACCAGCTCTGAAGAATTAGCAGGATTGGAGTTCACTGAAACCACTTTCTACTGCACTACACTAGCTGCAGCAGTCACTGAAAATCCTGCCAGAACTTTCATCTCCTTAACCAGACACACTCAGAGACTCACCATTGGAGAACTAAATGCCAGGATTGACTCCTAGAGCTGACCTCACTGACACCTACAAGATAATTGCTATTGCCTTTTTGTTGTCAGCTTGCATTTACTTCCAAAACAGCCATTACCAACCTGTTGCTGGAGATAATCTGCATAGATTGCCATTTGGTGGCCAGTATCAAGACGGCACCAAGAAGATATCATATTTTCCTCAGCAACAATCATACTTTCACTCTGGTAACAAATTAAATGTCCTCATACTCATCTTCATTCTTACACTGGGTATCGTCCTCACCAATAAATTTAGTTTTAGCGTTAGCCGTACTACTCACCAGCATTCTTGCTACAATACACATTCTGCAGCCAACACAACACCACCATTGTCAGGTCATCATTGACGGAGCTGCCATAGTTGTTACTAATTGTGAAAACACGCCTGAAGTTCTAAAAGCAATCAACTTCGCCCCTTGGAACGGGTTAAGTTTTCCTAGTGTTTGAAAATTAACTTTGAGCACTTCACAATTAAGCTAACAATTCACTAATCATGGCTGACAAAACCCCAGTTGCTGCTACTTCTGGTTCCCCTCCAACTGCTCAAGATGCTGGTGCCAAAGCCCCTGCTGACTTTTCAAATCCTAATACAGCTCCTAGCCTCAGTGATTTGAAGAAAGTCAAGTATGTGTCCACAGTCACTTCAGTGGCAACACCAACTGAAATAGAAGCCCTCGGAAAGATCTTCACCGCCATGGGACTGGCTGCTAATGAAACTGGACCCGCTATGTGGGATCTAGCGCGTGCTTATGCTGATGTCCAAAGTTCAAAATCCGCACAACTCATAGGTGCCACCCCCTCAAATCCAGCACTCTCACGCCGCGCACTTGCTGCCCAATTTGATCGTATTAACATCACACCCAGGCAGTTTTGCATGTATTTTGCTAAAGTTGTCTGGAACATTCTGCTAGACAGCAATATCCCACCAGCAAACTGGGCCAAGCTTGGTTACCAAGAAGACACAAAATTTGCTGCTTTCGATTTCTTCGATGGAGTCACTAATCCAGCAAGTTTGCAACCAGCTGACGGCCTCATCCGGCAACCCAATGAAAAGGAGCTTGCTGCTCACTCAGTTGCTAAGTATGGTGCACTAGCCAGGCAGAAAATTTCCACTGGCAACTACATAACCACACTTGGAGAGGTCACACGTGGACACATGGG